AATTACCGGCGGGAAAAGCGCGGCAGTTGACTTTAGTATTCTGGAAAAAGGATGCAATCATAAAACAAGTAGAGCATATAAGATGGCGCTACGTTCCGTCAAAGTAAACGGGCATGGAACTAGACGTGTTTCAAAATCTTCATTTGTTAAATCGTGATGTGACCTAGACCGAATACATTTATTCTGCAAAATAATAACTTACTACAAAATACATAATAAAAATATACTATGTATTTTTATACACCATGGAAAAAACAAAAAACATTATAAGTTTCGATGTCGGGATGAAAAATTTAGCATATTGTATTTTTCAAGTTTGCGAAACTACATGCAAAGTAAAAATATTAAAATGGGATGTTATCAATCTTTGCACTCCCATCATAAGAAAGTGTAACACTTTAGGATGCACACAAGATGCGAAGTATTGTAAGACGTTTCGTGCAACATGCGACGATGACGACGAGATTGAAGACGATGAACAAGACACTTCTACAATTGTAGAGAAAGGAGAGAAAGACGAAGTAAATGAAAATCAAGAACCCGAATACTATGTCGAATATTTTTGCAATAAACATGCAAAATTGTCAAAATATAAGATTCCAACATCTGAATTAGATATTAAAAAAATAAGAAAAATGAAATTGGTAGACATCAAAGAACTAATGGTAAAGTATAACTTCGGAGTATCTCCCATAGAATGCAGCGTAGCTTCCTTGGTTATTATTTCAGGAGAGAAAGGAGAGAAAGGAGAGAAACACGAAAATAAAATAATAAATAAGAAACCAAACTCAAACACAAAAGATGAGCTAATCAATATGATAAAACAAGAATTACACAAAAACTACCTTGAACATATTGAAAATGTAAAAGCAATGGATGTTGATTTAGTAACAATTGGCAAAAATATGATGCAAGAGCTTGACAAGGTTTTAGAAATGGGAGGGCTGTGTGTCTCCAACCCCAAAATAGACATTGCCATTATTGAAAACCAAATTAGCACGATTGCAAGCCGCATGAAAACACTGCAAGGAATGATTGCGCAATATTTTATAATGAAACATACACCACATATCGAATTCATCTCAGCAGCAAATAAACTTAAAATGTTTATGACCAAAAAGAAAACAACATATACGGAACGAAAAGCAGAAAGTGTTGAAATCACAAATGAGCTTTTAGAAACAAAAGAAGAATTCGTGGAGTTTAAAGGGTATCTGAATAAAAATAAAAAGAAAGATGACCTTGCAGATTGTTTTTTACAAGGAATTTATTACCTTACACTTAAAAATATGATAAAACTGATTTGATTTTTATACTCCGCATATAGTTTCATAAAATATATATTTATAATGCGCACAAACTTAAAATTAAAATTATAGATTATTATTATTGATAAAACAATACTATGGAAGAAGTGATTGACCTTGGAAATTTATCTGATTTAGATAATAGCTTTAGTAATAAAAGTAGTCGAGGCGGCGGCGCCAAATCCGTAAACTTCGGTGGAGGCTTAGAGTTGCTTATGAATGATAAACTGAAAAGCGGTGGTAAAAGTGGTGGCGACAATATTGACTTGGATGACCTGAATGAATTAGAAGACGAGTTGAATGATTTGTCTGACGCGGTAGGCGGAGGCGGAGGCGGTGGCGGTGGCAGCGGAGTTAAAAAAATCTCAAAGAATTTCAAGTCTGATTTTTTTGGTTCTGCGGGAGCAAGCTCAAGTAGTGGAGGAAGTGGGGGTATAAAACTCAATAATTATAACGACGATGATGGAAGCGATGGCGGATATTCTGAAGCAAAATATAATAATATCAGCGGCAGCAATGTTGGCGCATCAACTGCGAATACAGACAATGATAATAAAACATGGGATGGGTTTGGTAAGTTTAGTAATATCCCATTAAATCCTGATGCAAATGTGGATACAACACCCCAGATGTCAAAAGAAGAATTGTTGCGTGAAAAGTTTAAAATGTTGCAAAAGTTAGAAGAATTGGAAACAAAAGGTGTTCGTCTTAGTAAGAAGTATACGATGGAATCTTCCCTGCTTGAAATGAAGGGAGAATACGAAACACATCTGGAAGAACGTGAAAAGAAAAATAGTGTCAAGTTTCAACAAAAGTTGCTTATGACTGCAATTACGGGTTTGGAATTTTTGAATAATAAGTTTGACCCTTTTGATTTGAAACTGGATGGATGGTCGGAACAAATCAATGAGAATATTGATGACTATGATGAGATTTTTGGGGAACTGCATGAGAAATACAAATCGAAAGCAAAGATGGCACCTGAGTTGAAACTTCTTTTCCAGTTGGGTGGTAGCGCAATTATGCTTCACATGACAAACACGATGTTTAAATCTGCCATGCCGGGTATGGATGATATTATGCGGCAAAATCCTGAACTTATGAAACAATTCACTCAAGCAGCCGTAAATACGATGTCACAATCGTCGCCGAATTTTGGTAACTTTATGGGAGACATGATGGGAGGTATGGGAGGAGGCGGAGGCGGAGGCATGGCAGCACCTCCACCGATGTCGAGCAATTTTAATAACCAGCGTCCGCCACCCCCGCCGGTTGCAACAAAGGGACCCAACTCAATTCCGCCTCCGCGAAGAGAAGGTGATATCTCGAATCGACCAGACCTGAACTTTGGTAGAGGGGGTATGAATGAAGGTGTAAACCTGACAGACAACTTTGTAAATGCGTTTACAAACAAGTCGATGCGTGGACCACCTCCACCAAATCCGCAAAACCCTCGTCCGGAAATGAGAGGACCAAGCGATATTAGTAATATTCTTTCAGGTCTTAAAACCAAAAGTATAAACATTCCTGGACCAGCAAATGAGATGTCATTTGGTGGCGGTGCAGCAGCAGGTGGAGGAAACAACGCTGAAGAAAAAGGAAGCACGATTAGTATTTCCGAGTTGAAAGATTTGCAAAATGATAATATGCCAAGCAGAACAAAACGCAAACCAAAGTCTGAAAAGAATACGATTAGTTTAGATATTTAATTTATATCGAATAAAAATTAAACACTATAAAGTATAATAAAGATATCAAAATATATTTTTATTATATACACATACACATACACATACACTTGTAGACAAACAATACCAAGCAATACCAAACAATGATATCAATCGTATGTATTTTAACTAACAAAAATATAACAAAAGATACGTTACTACCATCGATTCAGTCCGTGATAAATCAAACATACCAAGAGTGGGAACTAAAAGTTGTATTTTATAATACAACTCATGAAAATAATACAACAACACCTACATTTGAAGATAAGCGTATTGAAGTAAAAACATATGGAGAAGAATTTAAAACTTATATTCAAACATTAGTGCATGTTGTAAACAATGACGCAAATTATAACTATATCGGCATACTAGACATAAACGATATATGGGAACCAAATAAATTAGAAGTTCAAGCTGCAAAACTAAAAGAGTTTTCAAGAATTGATGTAATTGGAACAAAAAGTAAATATATCAAGAGTAATACTTTCAAGACAGAACAAGAATCAGAAATACCAGTAAATGGATTATATAATTATAATCTTTTTTATGTGAACCCTTTTATAAATAGTAGCGTCGTTTTTAAAAGAGGCGTGTTGCGATGTATAGATGTCGAACAATATAACCTTGCAATACAATTTAATAAAGACATCGATGCGGACAAGTTAACTCAATTCTATATGAACCGATTATGGCTTCAGTTAAGCATATATGAGTCGGTATTGTATAACATAAACCAAGTAACACTAACACATAAAACACCATATCAAATGAATCATTATAAGACATGCTATGATAGCGACTACTTTAAAAATGTTATATCGGACTTTAAGAAAAAGTATATAAGAATACGTTTTTTCAGCGACTTTTGTTCATCAGAAACATGCAAACAAACCTACGAACGAATGTCTCTTTATAAAAAAATCGACTACTATGGAAAAACAAATAAAATTTATATTACAACTACTGAAACATATACACATGCATTTTTATTAAATTGCCCCGTTCCACCAAATATTCATGTAGAAAAAGAATGCGTAATCGGTTTTGCACATGAACCACCGAATAATTCATGTTTGCAATTATATTATAATAACTTTATCGAGTTTGCACAAAAAAATATAGGTAAATATTTTATTGGTAGTGTTGGTTCATTACCATCGCCGCCTTTTATCGGACACAACGGATTTCTGTTTCACGAAATGCCTTCAAATATTAGTATGTTTCCGAATAAAAAAACAAAGTTAATGTCAATTATGGTTTCGCACAAGTCATACACGATAGGACATAAATATCGTCATGCTCTTGTAAGTTACATATTGAAAAATAATTTACCGATTGATATATGGGGAAATGGTGCAAAATTTTATAAACAACGATTCCCTGAAAATAATAACATATACGGAGATTTCAAGTCTATGGCTGAAATGTGCGATAACTATACATTTACGATTGCAATTGAAAATACATGTCACGACCATTACTTTACCGAAAAAATAATTAACCCATTTATATATCATACTATACCCCTTTATTGGGGATGTAAAAAAATAGAAGAATATTTCCCTAACTATGTAATAAAATTAACAGGTAATATAAATATGGATATCATTACGATTGGACGTGTGTTGAAAAATCCGAACTATTTTGCATTAAAGCATAAAGTGGACATAGATGAAGTTTTAGATAAAGTGAACCTGATTAAAAATGTTGAAAAAATATTGTCTTAAAATAGTTGGGACTGGGCTGTAAAGTAGTTTAAAATAAGGTTAAATATGTAAATAATTATAATTCATATAACATATATAAATACATAAATACATAAATACGTAGTCATATTAATATTATTAATACTATTAATACTATCAATCAACACAATTATGAATGACACATTAAACTATAACTTTAAGTCAGTATGTGTAAAAGAAAAAATGCACTTAAAACGTGAAAAAAATAATAATATTTACTTATTGCAGTTTTTAGCAGAAAATAGCAAGATAAATATGTATAACATGATAAACTTAGATATATACAAGTTAATGTTCACATTAAATAAAGAGAATTTTGAAAAAATTGAACTAGATACCATAACAACAATTTCATCATCCGATGATAAACTAGTGAATGAAGTCAATGTTTTTTTTCTTTTTAAACCATTTGGTTCTGACTTGGGTATTAAACCAAAGTATATGTATGTAAAAGTTACAGAAGTATGCGAACCCAATAAAAAGACATATAACTGCATAGATGTAGACTATCCTATTCGCGAAGATATAAAAAATTATGACAAAGTAGTAAATGCAATATCATCTATGGTAGTAAACTTTGAATCATGTCATAAAGTTAATATTAGTTATATTTTTAAAATGGATTTAAATCACTCATTGCCTACTTATATGGAAAACATAATGGGACTTATTATGAAAAAAGTATTTTTAAATTTGAAAAAATTTATTGAAGTAATACACTGAAGTAATACACTGAAGTAATACACTGAACTAATAAATTCAAGCAATCTACGTTTATAAAATAAAATAATATTTTGATAAATAACAAGTTTAAATAATAACTAGTATATAATATTAGTTATTGTTTATTTTGCCGAAAACCCTTTAAAAATATATTCAAATAATAATACTAACTAGTCATGTTTGCACAACTTAAAAAAATTAAAGATAAGTGCCCGTTTATTTATAAACTATCTAGTGAAAAAAAGAATGATGACATTATAAATCCAGATGATGACAACGACAAAACACACGAGTTACAACACTTGCTTGAAAGATGTGACTCTGATAATGGCTCCCCATCCCGTCCAAACACCCCTAACACCCCTAACAACCAGAAAAATATACTAGACAAAGTCAGTTCATTTTTTGTAAAAATAAAACCCGCAATTTTATCTGTAATGTCAAAGTCATATTTTATAACTTCTTGTATAGGGATATACACCAAATACTATATACTTTATAAGTGTTCCAAAAAAACAACTGAAAACTATAATAATATTATAATAAATCTTTCGGAAGAATTGTCACATAAAAATATATTTTTTACAAAAATATTTCAAGGAATTGCAAATAATGCAAACAATAAATTAATAAATAAAGAATTATTTCACTATTTTGTCAATTATACAGACAATGTGAAATATGATGAAAATGAAATAGACTACAGGGGATTATTTCAACTGATAAGTATAGCAAAAAGTAGAGGAGACGAACTTTTTATTCATAGTAAAAGTTTTATTAATGGAACCGAGTCTTCAAGTGTTTGCTGTAAACCTATAAAGTCAGGTGTTATTGCTATAGTCTATAAAGCAACACTAAATGGGAAAAATGTGATTATCAAATACAGGCGCAAAAATATAAATCAAAAATTTCAAAAATCATTGAGTGAACTAGAGCTGTTAGTGAATATTTCAAAGAAACTTCCCTTTTTATCCAACCTAAACATATGCGACATTTTTGATGAGAATCGTGAAATTATGTTGGGACAACTTGACTTTTTGAATGAAGTTGAAAATATAAAAATATTTTATGACAAGTTTAAAGATGTAAAAGATATTCATATTCCATACGTGTATTCCTATTTTACCGAAGAGAATCCTGACGCTATTGTAATGGAGTATATTGAAGGCGAAAGACTTGAAAATATAAATGAAAACGATAAAGACAAGTATTCAAAAATATTATCAAAATTTAATATAAAATCTGTATTTTATGACTCGATATATCATGCGGATTTACACTCTGGAAATATTATTTTTATGAAAGAATTATCTGATATAACCCAAGAGTATACCTTAAAAATTGGTATTATTGATTATGGAATTATTGGTAAGTTGACAAAGTGTGAACAGAATATATTTTTCAACTTTTTTAAAATTTTGGTCTCGAGAAACTACGAGAAACTTGCAAAGTATATTGTCAATCACCTTTCTGAACCTATACAGAAAGGAGAGAAAGGAGAGAAATGTATTAAGTTAATAAAAAATAAAAAACTTGATATAAATCACAAACTTATAAAAGATATTTATGACATATGTTATAATACGTTAAATGTAAAGCAAATCTTTTTTGGAGGAGAAGAAATTTATGAAATTAATAAAATATTAAAAACTGAAAATCTTACATTTTGTAAATTCTTTTGTAGGATTGAACTAGCAATTGCAATTTCAGAAAATGTATGCAATGCCTTATGCAAAAATAAAACATATATTGAACAACTAATGGATGCATTTAAGAATTTATTTTGTATAAGTTTTGATAGTATTTTTGATAACGAAAGTGGCGAAGATGAAGACGAAGAAGAAGAAGATGAAGACGAAGATTAAAATAACTAAATTAAACCATCTGAAATAATAACTATATAAAATAATAAATATAAAACAATAAATATAAAGATTATATATATTGTTTACTATTACAAAATGATTAATAGTCAACAAATTATAGATATAGTTAATAAAATCGACACACTAAAAACCGGTGATTTATTATTATGTGACAATCTTGAACAAAAGGGTCTCGGATTGTTTGGTTGGCTTATAAAATATGGTTCGCAAAGTGATTTTTCACATATCGGCGTGGTAGTTGTAAATCCTGATTTCACGTATTTAGATAAACCACTGAAAGGTGTATATCTATGGCAGTCTGGCACATCACAAATACCCGATGCAGAAGATGGTAAGAGAAAAATAGGGGTTCAACTTACACCTATTATTGATTTTATAACCACATATAAAGGGAAAATATTTTTAAGAAGATTGCATGTCCATTTTGCAGAGGATTGTATCGAAAACAATACAACTATGATTGATATGACTGGTATGACTGATTTGAATCGTGGTGAAAACGAAAACGAAAACGAAATCATAAACGCAGTCGCAAAGACGCACAATGAAAATACAAGTCGACTTATAAATACATTTTCAACTACTATTGGCTATATTTACTCGGGATTCAACATTTTGAAATATTTTTTATATAAAAGTAACCAACCCACCGAGAATAAAGATGAGCACGAGCATAAAATTTATTACCATACAAAAAATCCATTTACACATGAAAAAATGAAGGAAATACATGATAGCGTTTTCAACAAACCTTATGATATTGTGGTGCGCGACTGGATTGAAGCATACTGCAAGAAAGACCCCGACCCACAAAAAATATCGCGCTTTTGGTGTAGTGCTCTTGCAGCGTATATATATACAAAAGTTGGACTACTCGATGAAAAAACCGACTGGAGTATAATACGCCCTAGTTTCTTTTCAAGTGAAAATCCGGAACTGAATCGCAGTATACTTATTGGCGCAGAATTATCCAACGAAGAACTCATATGGTGCAGTGTTTGATTCATCTTGGCAATTAGATACATACATAATGCGAGGTTATGTATGTATTTTTATACTTTTATATTTTTACATTTTGATTCTGAATTCCAGATTCTTTAATGCTTATGACGCCTTGTTTTATGTTTTTTGCTATGGCTATGCTGCTTCTTTGTAAACCTGGTTGTAGGCATGGATACGGATGTGGATGCGGATGTGGACTTTCGTATTTTTCTAGATGTAGGTTTGTTATTATTATTGTTAGTCCAGAGAGTAAATCGTTTACTACCACCACTGGATGGTGCAGGTGATGCAGATGCAGGTAATTCTATTTCTGCATATACGGGTAAATGGTCAGAGAAAAGAATTCCACCAGTTTTTTTATCATATTCTATGTTACCACCATATGTCCAATATTTTGTAATCTTTAACTTATTCGAATAAATTTGGTCATAAATTCCCAAATTATAAGATCCAATATTACGTTCTTTACAGCAAGTTCCGGTAGCATCATTATCAGTAATACCAAGTTTAAGTTTTAAACTATTTTGTGCTTGTTTATCAAAATTTCCCGCACTATCCGAAAAGGGTCCTTCACCATATTTTCCAGGTGACGATGTTTCACTAAGTTTTACTAAATGTGTTTTTGCATCACCAGGATGCATATTGAAATCACCCCCAATTATGATTTCATAATCATTTAATTTACCAGAGATTCTGTCTCTAAGCATATTTCCAAGTTGTCGAAATGAATAGTCTTGTAAATCTGTGTAGTTACTATTTAACTCTGCTACTTTTGCATCTTTGGAATCATCATCAACTTTTAAACCTCCATCAAATTTTGTTTGTTTACCAAATTTTTTAGCATGTGGTCCATGTATATTAATTAAAATCATTTTTTTATCATCAAATACTAATACTATATAAGGTCTTCCCCCACCGACTATTTCCCATTTTTTTGTAGTATCACCATCAATGGCGTATGATGGGTTATTCGGAAAACTTGTTAAATTTCCCATATAGTATCGTGTTGCAGGGGTAGGGAAAAATTTTTTAGAACATAGCGTAGTTATAGTTTCACCTACCGCATTAACACTATATACATAATATTCAACAGGTGAACCTCCTACAGATGGTGTATATGTCATCGTAAATGGAATTTGTTTTTTTTTACTTATAATTTCATCACTAAATTTACATTTATCTTTATCAAAAACTTCTGTTATTCGACTTGTAAACTCTTGCAAAAATATAACTTGAAAGCCATTCTTCATTTGTTCCATAATTTCATTCATAATATTTTGTTGACATACATTTGTAGTTTTTCCATCATTTGTGACATTACAATATCCCATATTATATTTGTCAGGACTAAATGGTTTATACCAAGTATTAAATGTCATTACTTTTAAAGTAGTGGCGGGCGTAGAAGACGAAGAAGACGAAGATGATGCAGGCATTGTTTGTTTTTTAGGCATTCCAGCATTTAAATTAGTAACTGGAGTAGGTGTTGTCCCCGCAGTTCCAATACGAGGATAAAAAATCGAAAAATCTATATTTGTAAGGTTATAATTCGCAGTATCGCCGTTTGTAGCACGCGCAGTTGGTAGGTTATTATATGTTGTTGAAATAATAGTCTTTTGTCCTTCTATATAGTTACATGTAAAAAAGATAGGTGTCATATTCCCATCCGGATACCCAAAATGCTTTATGTCCCGGGGAAATCGTTGTAACATATTTACATTAAAATCACCCGTAAACACAATGTCATAGTTTTGGTATAGGTATAACTCAGCATTCTCTTTCGGAATTGAACGAATGCTATAAACGATTGCATTCATAAAATTATACAACTCAGCTTGACGTTGGAATATATAAGGTGCTTTATCATTAAAACGAAAATGCACATTAAAAAATATCGTGGCTTTTGATTTTACTATATAACACATTACGCGTTTTAAATCAGGAGCATTCACTTCAATATCATATGAGTAAAATTGTTGTGATATATATTCACTCATTGTAGGACTTCCATTCTTATTCTTATCAAAGTCAAAGAAAATAATGTCGCCCGCGGATAGTGCCGACTTTCTTACAACTAAACAAAACTCGCTTTGGTTACTAAACATTTGATAACTATCACCAAATCCTGGAACATTTGTAACAGCAGCTAGCAATTTTGGCGTGCATTCTTGTAGAAATACATAGTTAGTATGTTCGTTATAGCTATCTTTCATAATTGTATCAATCGCTGTAAGAATATTTTGCATT